TAAAAGAAGAAATGGCAGATACTTTTGATAAACCGAAGGGTGATGATTTTCAGCTTGCTAATTTTCTGGCCGGTGTCTTTGATAGTGAGCTTCCTACAATAATCGGTCGGTCAGCGGAAGCTATGAGGTTTTTGCAAGAATGCGTAAGAGTGTATGCAACTTACTACAACAACGAGCACGGTCAATGTAAGGGCTTTAGATGGACAAACCCGTTAGGCACAGGGATACATCAAGCTTATCAGAAAACCAGTTATAAGCAGCTTACAGCGAAGCTAGGGACGAAGCGTATAAAGGTCTACTCAACACAAGAAGAAAAAGAGGCGGATATACGTAAAATGGTGAGTGGCATTTGCCCAAATTTCATACATGGTGTGGATGCAGCTCACATGTTTTTAAGTGTAATAAAAGCTACAGAATCAGATGTGAAAAGCTTTGCAATGATTCACGATTCGTATGGCACACACGCAAGCAATGTGGATGTTATGGTAAGCAGTTTAAAAGAAGCCGCTGTTGAAATACATAGTGTTGATTTGCTTGAAGATTTTAGGCAGAACATACTTTCTAAACTACCAGAGAATCTGCATAAAGATATACCTTTAGTTCCACTGAAAGGCTCTATGGATATAGAAGATGTTTATGAGTCAGAGACTTTCTTTGCTTAAGTTATCCACAGAAAACGCTTGTGTACTAACTTAGGAGGGAGACCGAAAGTTATCCACAGGCACAAGAGTTATCCACAGACACTAGAGCCCAGCCTAAACCACTGGGTTTTTCTGCGTAGCAGGACATCATCAAAGTCTTGTGTACTAACTTAAGAGAGAAAGCAATCTGCATAAACTTTAATGTACTAACTTAATGGAAATCGTTGTGTACTAACTTAGGAGGGAAGGCAAAACTTAAAGCTTAAAGCACTTAAAGTTTAATAATAATAATCTTTTAATTAAAAATAACTTAAAGCTAAAAGCACTTAAAGCTAAAAGCACTTAAAGACTTAAAGCTAAAAGCACTTAAAGCTAAAAGCACTTAAAGCTAAAAAGATTTTTTTTAATTAAAAGATTATTATTACTAACTTAAAGCTTTAAGGCTTAAAGGCTTTTAACTTAAAGATAAAACTTAAAGCCGCGACCCGGCGAGGAAAACTTATGAATACAAACCGAATGGCAAACATGAGCTTAGAAGAGCTTCAAAACTCAGCGCTAACAATCGCTCAAGTAATACAAAGTAAGCCCGAAGAAAATATTATGGCTGCTGTCTTAGTTCTCAAGCTGCTTGAAGAGTTAGACGTCTGTGAAATCAGCGATTTATATATCATTGCAGAAAACATGCTCGTCGATTTAAACGCAAGCTCACACGAAAAGTTCCAAGCTCTAAAAATGTACATCACTCACGAACTAACTTAAAAAAGGGAAACTTATTATGTCAGATTTTAAAAGATTCATGTCTCCAATTGTTGAATGTCGTCACGCTCACGTTAAGAATGCAGATGTTAAGTATAACAAAGGTGGTATTTATCAGATTGACCTTGTGATGGATAGAAGCAGCGATGAGCATAGGGCTTTTGTAAAGCTTCTAAGTGACCTACGTCCTGATGGAGCAAAGAACTCTGTATGTAAGGTAAGTACTGAAGAGCCAGGCATTGGTATTATAAAATGCAAACAATCAGCTGTCGTGAATGCGGGTGCCGGTAAGGTCTATGAAGGTTTTCAACCAAAAGTTTTCGATGCACAAGGTAAACACATAACTAACATACCCTTGATGGGCAATGGGTCAAAAGTACGTGTAGAAGTAGAACCACGTCCTTACACCTTACAGGGTGGAGGTGTTCGTTTACGTCCAGTCGCTATTCAGATTGTAGACCTCGTACCCTACGAAGCAGAACCAGGCTCTACCCCTACACCTGATTCCACGTCAAACTTTAGTCCTGTAGAAGGCTCTTACGTTTCTAATGAAAAGTCTCAACCTGAGCCGAGCTTCCCAGCTATTAACGAAGAGCTACATGATACGGTCCCGCCAAGCGTTGATGACGGATTTCCGCCAAGCGTTGATGACGGATTTGCACCCAGCGCACCGGCACCTGTCAAACCAGCGGCATACGAGGACTTTTAAATATGGCTTATCGCTCTGGGTTTGAAAAAACCGTGGCAGCGAGCTTGTCGAGTCGAGGCATTAGCTTTAAATATGAGTCTATTTGTCTGCCGTTCCGTAAGCCTTCTCGAATCACAAAAAAGCTCAAAGAACTGCATAATTTACCAGCTGATTATACAAGTGAGACTCTTCACACCTATACGCCCGACTTTATTCTTGAGAACGGTGTCGTTATAGAAGTCAAGGGTCGTTTTACATCTGCTATGCGAACAATTATGTTGAATGTTATCAAATGGAATCCCGAGTTGGATATTCGTATGTGCTTTCAACGTGATAATAAATTGCATGGCGGAAGTAAATCGCATTATTCAGATTGGTGTAAACAACATAACATCCTCTACTGTGTCGGTAAGATACCGAGCGAGTGGACACTTAAAGGTTAAATTAAAATGAAAAATTCAAGTGTAACAATTACTGAAAGATTAACGAAAAGAGAAACAACTGACTACATTGTCGTTCACCACGCTGCAACCCGAGCGGCTCATGACGCTACTATTGAAGACATTCATAGATGGCATTTAGCACAAGGTTGGTCGGGTGTCGGATATAATTTCGTCATTGAAAGAGATGGAGCTCTTCGGGTCGGACGACCTTTGTGGGCTCAAGGCGCTCACGTGTCCGGGCATAACCACTACTCGGTAGGTATCTGCGTGGTAGGCGGTCTGGGTAACGATAACGAAGCTGTGGATAACTTTAATGACTCTCAATATAAGACGCTTGAAGCACTCTTGATTGTACTCAAAGAAATTTATCCTGAAGCTGAAGTCTGTAAGCACAAGGATTTAGCACCAACGGAATGTAATGAAATAAACCTAAAGAGGATACTCTAATGAACGATGACATTTATGAACTGGATAGTCGATTTGAAGAAGAAGTTACTGATTTACTGCTTGATTATGAAGCTCATAGAGATAACTCAGAAGGCTCATGGTCACCCGAAATTCAAAAGCAAAGCCTACTTAACTTAGCTGATGCATTGAGGGATATTGCACAAACTTATATAACAAAACTACAATAAAAGGGATAGTCAAATGAGCATACACGGCGACATTATACAACGGGTTCAATGCCCTGATTGCGCTTCGAAAGGGGGTGACAGTTCTCACGATAATCTCAATGTGTACTCAGATGGCTACGCTAAGTGTTTTTCGTGTAACTTTTTTGAGTACGATAGAGAGATATCTGCAAATGGCACACCGGTTCCTAAAAAAGACCCCATTGCTTTCGTTGACGTCTCCTTTACTGCTTTAAAAAAGAGAGGTATTACTGAAGAGACGTGCAAGCGCTATGGTTATGGAATATCAACTTTTTATGATAAAACTGTTCAAGTTGCCGCGTATAGGGACGATTCAAACAATCTTATAGGTCAGAAGCTACGCTTTGCAAACAAATCTTTCGTTTGGACCGGCATGAGCACGCGTAGGTTTTTCGGTCAACATCTCTTTAACGATGGTAAGTTCCTCGCTATTACTGAAGGTGAGTTGGACTGTCTTAGTCTTGCACAGGTCTTGGGTAAAGCCGGACAAGTCGTCAGTCTACCTTCGGGTGCTGGACTAAACAAAGTCAAAGGCGTTATCGAAGAGAACATACAATATCTGCGTCGTTTCGAAGAGATAATTTTGTTCATGGATGATGATGAGGAAGGTCACGCGGCGGTTGAAGCTTTCGCTGAAGTCTTACCTAACGTGTGCAGACAAGCTCGCTATGTTGAAGGTCACAAAGATTGCAATTCTATGCTCGTCGCTGGACTTGAAGCAGATATTAAACAAGCTTTCTGGAACGCGGTGTCTATTGATGCTGATGATGATATTAAGAATGGCAACCAATACACTCTTGAAGATTTTAGAACATCTTCTCCTATCGGTTACAGCTTGCCTTACCCTGGGCTTCAAGAAGCTTTAGGCGGGCTGCGTAAAGGAGAATTAACACTTTTCACGGCGGGCTCAGGTATAGGTAAATCAACAATCACAAAAGAAATAGGTTTTCATTTAATAAAAGAGCATAATTTAAAGATAGGTAATATATATATGGAGGAACAGGATATACAAAGTTTTCAAAGTTATGTTGCACTTTATCTTAACTTAAAATTAGCTGAACTTAGAAGAAATACCTTTCTTGCTTCAGACGAACAGTTTTATGAAGCTCAAAAGTTTATTGATGATAGGTTGGAATTTGCAAGACAGAGTGTAGCCTGGGCTTTTGATAAGTTGATGACTAAGATTGAATTCATGGCGGTTGCTAAGAAATGTGATTTTGTTATTCTTGACCACATCTCCATGGCCATTGCGGGTATTCAAACAGATGATGAACGTAAAGCCATTGACTTATTAATGTCTCATTTATATCAAGTTATCGATAGAACC